TGTTTGAGGGTATTGAGGTCAGCTGGGCTTTCCCCCCTCTGCGTAGGGTCCCGAAGAAGACCGTAGCGGAACGTCTGTTGGGCGGTGTTGTTCGTTGTGCTAAATTGGCAGCGGTTTCAGGAGCTGTAGCCACTGGCGTGGCCGTGACAGGCTTTGTCGTGTGGAAACTTTCTGTTGGCAGGAGAAGAAGAGTGACAGAGTTGGATAGAATATTGGCCCCGCTTGACACTATTGTCGCGGAGGGCAACGAATATGAGACGACTTTGAGAGATTGTGCTGATGGTGAGTTACACGACGAGGTGCAGGAGGTTGAGGAAGATGTTGAGCTCCCTCCGGTTAATGGTGGCGCACCCGTCACCGTTAAAACCAAGCGGCTGCGTAAGAAGAAAATTGTACATACGCCTTATGATGGGGGTGTTCTCAGGGGGGCTTATCTGGGGGATGTTGTAGCTAGGGCGCGCAACATTTACAATGGCGGGGCTTCAGATGGGTACCATAAAGCGCTTGCTCGCGCGTATATGGTTCGGCTTATGACGGAACACAAGGTTAGACCTGCACACATTGGGAATAATATAGACCGGATGGTGTGTGCTGTGTTTTATAAGACGTCCGTCCAGTTTACTGCTGACGAGATGTGGGAGGCCGTTCTGGAGAGGAACGCCATTGGCGGTGCTACCTCGGATAAGGTGGGTTAGGGCTGCCGCGTTAAGGTTCCCCAACGTACGTATGTTTCCAGCGCTCCCATGGCAGTAGGGATGCGTGCTCGACGTTGGATGTCCACGCGGTACAGCCAGCCTGGTTATTATAGAATGCTCCACCCGTTTAGCGACGTGGATGTTGCAGCATTTTCAAAGGGGATAGATAATGTGATAAGCGGTATGAAGGAGCGTGTGTACTACACAGATGCACATGGTACCTTACCGCCTCCCTGTGTTAGGCACTTGGATGAGGTAAGCGACATCATTGATCGCCTTGTCTCACTCATCGGACCTTGCAGCCGTATTACCGGAGATGAATTTATTCGCTCGAGGGTCGGTTCCAAGAGGAAGATGTATGAGAAAGCGCGAAGTGATTTGTTGTTGCGACCCTCTACCCTTGGCCAGCTTGCAATGCTGGGTTTCTTCACTAAAACTGAGTCAACAGTGTGGAGGAAAGCACAGGTTCCGAGGATCGTTTCGCCGCGATCTTTTGGATACAACTATCTCCTGGGCAAGTACATTAGGCCTATTGAGCACAAAATATTTGATGCTCTGGCGCAGCTCTTCACAGGTGAAACCGTGGTAGCCAAGGGGCTCACGCAGTTGGAGAAAGGAGAGCTGATCGCTAAGAAGTTAAGGCCTGGTTGGGTAGCGGTTGGTCTTGACGCCTCTCGGTTTGACCAAACCATCAAAGAGACCTTGTTGAGTGTAGAGCATGCGGTTTACAACCGCGTTCACAATTCGAAGCTGCTTAAGCAGCTGCTCCGCATGCAGATGCACAACAAAGGTAGAGCGGTTTGCCGTGATGGTGTGGTTTTTGCCAATATTGGCGCCATGCGCTGCTCGGGTGATCAGAACACATCGTTGGGGAATTGTTTGATATCCTGTGTGCTTGCTTTCCTATACATGAGGGAGCATGGTATCAAGGGCGACATACTCAACGATGGTGATGATCTTATTATGTTCTTGCCCGAATCATCTTTGCACCTCCTAGGAGACCTCACTGGTTGGTACGCCAATTGGGGACTTCGTATGAAAGTGGAGGAACCTGCTTATATGCCGGAGCAGGTTGAGTTTTGCCAGTCTCGTCCTGTTTGGACTCCTGAAGGTTACTTGCTGGTGCGCAATCCCAGCAAGGCTTTGAACACTGACTATGCTTGCGGACCCCGTTTGGAGAACCCCAACGAGTGGATTAAGCACATTAGGTCAGTTGGATTGTGTGGCATGGCTATGGCGGCCGGAGTGCCAATATATCAGGAGTTCTACGGATGGGGTATTCGTAATGGCAAAACCGGCAAATTCACAGAGGAACTGCGCGGCCTGCATTACCAGGCCAGGTTAGAATGGGGCGCAGGCCACCGGTCAGTGGCCCGTGAGATACACTGGAGAACGCGAGATAGCTTCTGGATGGCTTTCGGAATCTCCCCCCCCGCGCAGGAGGCCATCGAAGGATGGTTCCATCAGGCAGAGTTAGGCCGCCTTGACGTGTTGCGACACAACACCAAGCTATTTGACTTATCGCATACACTGAGCGGTTATAACATTCTAGAAATATAAGGAGCAATAAAATGGCAAGGAACAAAGGGAACCAGCAGAAGGCGAAGCGCAAAGTGCGCAGGGCCATACGGAGTGGTAGGAAGAGGCAGTTGTCGGGACAGGAGGCACGTTTGGGCGCCCAATGGCGCGCTTTGGTTGCCTACGATATGATGATCAGGGACCCTTGTGCAGCCGCGTTCGCAAGGGCGCCGTATGCCGGGGGTACTTCTGGCTACATGGCCCGCATAAACACCTCTTTCGTTCCGGTACTCATTGCCCCTGCTGGGACTGTTGGCACGAAAATTACTGCCAACTTCACTTACATTTTCCAACCCGGTTCTTTCCCCGGGTATCTCATAGGGGCGAATGTTGGCTCGACCACCACCAGCTTTACCAACTTAACGCAGACAGGTACCTTTTTGAGCAATGCGGCCGTTAGGCAATTTAGGCCCGTCGCAGCTTGCCTCAAATGGATACCATCTGGGCCAATGTTGGATCGTTCTGGTGTCATCGCTATGGGTTATACACAGGCGCCGTCGAAAACGGTTGGTGCAGCTGGTGCTGCATCAGATCATCAAGCACTTGCTAATAACGCCTTGAGGAGGGCGAACAATGGGTCTGATACCCATGAAGTGCGGTGGCTGCCTGCCCCTTCGGACGAGTCATATTTGCCCACTGGCAGCACTGGTATCAACAATAGTGGCGCTTGTGTTTCCATGACTGGCGTTGGCGTGGATGGTGTTTACACCGCCGCTACGAATGTCACCATGAATGGAATACTTGAGCTCACCCTTATTGTTGAATGGCTGCCAGAGGGTGGTCAAGGCCTCTCCACAGTGCCTGAGACCAACCTTCCTTACACTTCCCAGCAATATCAGTCC